TTACTGTACACTATCATTTTTAATAAGTTTACGTATATTTGGAGTATGAAAAAAACGCTCTTCCTTATAATGTATATAAGCTATCATATTCTCATAATAAATAAAATCAAACATCGTATTAATTATTTTTTTATTTACACCATTTTAATTTATATGCTTTATATTAATATTAAGAGGTGATATAAAATGAATAAACACAAAATTAAATTATGCATTATGATTATATTATGTGAATCCCAGAGGTTATTGTTGATGCAATTTTAATTCATATTGAAAAGAACGATGAATTAGCAAAGGAAATATAGAATGAATTGTTAGATTTTTAAAAAATAGATAATTTTGCATAAAAAAACTCCCCTACAAAAATTTATGTAGGGGATAACTATGTGATGCAATTCATTGGTGTAAAACCACTATATTCATATTACAGTATATGCTATAAACAAAAAATTATTCTATAGAAAAGGTTTCAATATTGAAACCCTCCTACGTCATTGGCGCTATGGCCACTATAAATTGCATAGGCGCTAAACCTCTATTGCACTAATATATTAACACGTAATATTATATATGTCAAATAATTAGATTTTAGTAAAATTATTCTTTATTTTCACTTTTACTCAGCTTTTCTTTTAACTTTGTATCATCAATACACTGAAGTAAGTCTGTATATTGATTAACCAAAAATAAATCAATAATATATGTAAAATATATTGTAATATGGTAAATAAAGCTTAAAAATATATATAAATAGTATAAAATGTATGGTTTTTTAAAATATTTATTCCATTTTTTTATACCACAAAAAAATCCCTACCTCGTAAATGAGATAGGGTCTTATATTAATATATTAAATTGTCAATGTTGAAAGCAGTATTTAGACCATCACCTAGCACAACACGATTTCCTTTGATTTCAATGACTTTAAAGTATTCTTTTGTAACAAAAGAATCTAATTTCACTCCATCATATGACATAGCTTTTTTTGGTTTAGCTTTCATTCCAACCTTTAACGTTTTGGAATTCAATGTACTCCCTTTCTTCCCAATGATACATCCTTCATTTACCCAACCTAGATTACCATTATCCAATAGATAAGGATTTCTAGCGCCTGTTACGATTTTAGTGATTTTTCCACTTGTTTTAGCTGGTTTCAATTTTCCAGTTGAAGTAGAGGAAGTATAGATTCCGTTAATGTTGACAGTATCTCCAACCTTGTATTTCGTTTCCGTACTTGGCTGAGGTTTTGGATTGCTTGGTTTAGATTCGCTAGAACTAGATTTCAATCCAAACTCAGAAACGATACCATGTACGATAGCATCAGCAATTTCATTTTTATTTTTCTGATATGTTTCCATATCATCTGCATCATCAATAAAACATGTTTCTAACAATGCACCAGATACACCGTTATTTTTTAATGTATTAATTACTAAGAAATTAGTACGTTTTACGCCATCAAACACATTGTCATTATCACGTAAAGGGAAGTATTTTCCAATTCCTCTCATAATCGCCTGTTCTACGGTGATTCCGTTTTCTCGTGTCGTCACATAAATTTCAGAACCTTTTTTACGTCCATCTTTTGTCTCATCTTTTTTGAATGCATTGAAGTGAATTTCTAACGCATAACCAATACTTCCGTAACTAATTGGTAAATGGCTTTTAAAAGTACCGATTTCAACATCCGCGAAGGCATTCCTTTCTTTTGGATAGCGGTACACCTTTGCATACTTCTTTAGTCGAGTTTCAACTAGATCAGCTAATTCTCTAGTCAGTTTTTGTTCTTGGTATCCGTTCCCTGTAGCTCCGGAATCTCCAGCTCCGTGTCCATTTAATAATAAGATATTCATATTTTATTTTCCTCACTTTCCAAAATAACAAAAGAGCAGTCAAACGTGACTACTCTTCTGTATCATTTATTAATTTATCCGCTACTTCCAATCCATTCATTAATATTTTAGGAACAGGATAACCTGCTTCCACGAAGTTCTCCACGATTGATCTCAACTCATTTACCAACAATGAAGCAAGTACAAAATATCCCAATAATGTCGTAATACCTAAATCTATGTTAAGCGTTACACCAATTTCCACAAATACTGCAGAAGCTGCGAACGCAACTAAGATCATCAACCAGTAACCCAATTTTTTCAGTACTCCACGCCAACCTTTAACAGAATTCTCTTTCCCCATGATTCTTGATTTCATCCATCCAGTAATCCAATCAACAACATTTAGCAACAAGAATAAAGCAAATAAAATCCAGTGTTTACCAAACACCATAGTTAGTACAGCTACAAAGCTACCTGCAATTGCGTTATATTTGTCTAAAAAAGCCATTTTTTTCATTCCTCTCATTCTTTCCGGATAAGTTTTAAATCATTCCAAGATACAGTAAACAAATTTTATTGTTTATTCTTTTTTTCAGCAATCATAAACGATAATGCTTCAAGATCTGATGCAGAAATCTTAACATCTTCTAATTTTTCGACATCAATTGTGCTGATTTCAATTTCTTCTTCAATTCCTAGTATTTCATTAAAATCATTTACGAATTTTTCAATTGCTTCTTTATCTTCTTTATCAATCATATCTTCTTTGCCATATTTACGAATCAATTCGTTTCGTCTTTCACTAATGAATGCAATTTGCTTTTTTAATGCATCTACATTCTTTTTAACTGCATATGCTGTCTTAATTGGTAAATCCGCATTGCTTAACTTGTTTAATGCAATCTGTGCATTAAATATAGTTCCGTTTGTTAGTTTCATGTTTTATTCCTCCAATGATTTATAACTTGCTAATGCTTCTTGTTCTGTGTATGCTTCATCTTCAAATGCAGCTTCTAGCTTTCTGATTTCTGTGCGATTCTCTTTATAAATCACCTTTGCTTCATCGTTGGCAAAATAATCACTGAATGACATATCTTCCGGATTTTCACTATTAATAGTGATTTCTTGATATTTAACAGGTTTATCGTCTGACTTAATAACATTCTTTAAGACGATTTGTTTTTTCTTTTCGTTTGTAATCATGCTTTCTTTACCTCCATTTCTCCTAAAATATAAGCATTTAATTTTGATTGTAATTCATTGATATTACTTTTTAGTTTTGCAATTTCATCATCATGTGTTTGTATTACACTTATCATTGGTGGAATAAATTCGCTGTAATTAAGCGACCACCTCAAATATTTATCATCAATTTCATTTCCATCATAAGGTATTTCTTCATCACCATTTACAATGACTGCACTTACTAATGACAAATCATCATAACCAATTCTTTTAGTTATTTGATATACGTCTTGTGCGCTAAACCCTAAATGAACCCTCTTTCCTGTAGATTCAACATCTTTTCTGTGATAAGAAATTGGATTCAATGACATAATGAAATCAAGTGCTTTCATATCACGATATACTATTTCTTTTTGTTTTATATCAGATGAAGTTTTAACGCCGTTTGTAGAAAATACAGTATTCCATCTAAATGATGCAGAACCCATATAACATTGATTATCGGATGCCGGTCTTACGATCCCTCTTTTTTCACCGCTTGGCTCAGTAAAAAACTCAAACGTTTTAACAGTCCCTGCTCTATTTACATTAAATGAAATACCAGAAGATGTACTACCGTCAACCTTAATTCCAGCAGAATATGATGAATTTTTCTGAGCAGTAATATCTACTTGACATATGTTAGAAGCCGCCCAACCAGCCAATGTTGCGTTTCCATAACTGTTATGTTGAACATAAATAGCAGATCTATAGTTGGAATATAGTTGTATATAATTGTAGCTAGATGTTAATAAATTTCTTATATAAGTATTTGGTGTAAAGTATATATATTTTGTTGAATTTACATTCTGATTCAAATAAATGTTGTTACCTACTTTTAAATCAGTCGTAACATTTATACTTGTACCAGATGTAATGCTTCCACCTGTGATTGATGCACCTGATATAGTACCTCCGCTAATCGTATTGCCAGAAATAGTATTTCCACTTATTGTTGCACTCTTAATTGTTCCACCTGTGATTGTATTACCATTAATAGTAGAACCAGTTATTGTTCCTTTAAACGTTCCACTCGTTGCATTGATAGCACCTGTTAGATTTACATTACTTCCTGTCAATGATCCGTCTGCTGTCCATTTCAAATTTTTACTTGTAAACGTACCATCTGCTAAATTCAAGAAAGAGCCAACGGAACCAGCAACATAGTTTCTTGATTTGATTGCATCCGTTTTTATTTTTGTAGAAGTTATTGCATCAGCGGTAATCTTTTCAGATGTTATTGCATTAGCAGCTATCTGTGTAGCTGTAATCGTTCCTGCTTTAATCTTAGCTGCATCTATTGAACCAGCTGCAATGTTATCACCTGTAATAGTACCAGCTTTGATTTCTGCACTTGTAATAGTATTGGCAACGATTTTTGTTGCATCTATTGTTCGTGCAGCTATCTTATCACCAGTAATCGCACCAGCTACAATCTTATCACTTGTGATAATTGCACCATTTATATGTTCTGCGTTAATTGCTTTAGCAGCTATCTTATCTGCATTTACACAATCAGCTTGCAAATTAGCTGTTGTAACTGCATTAGCAGCAAGTTTACCAGCCACAATACTATTAGATGCAATTCTATCAGCTGCAAGATAACCTGTTGTAATCTTTCCAGCATCAAGATTTGCAATTTTAGCATTATTTATTGCTGCATCTGCAATCTTCGCGTTTGTGATAGCCGCATCTGCTATTTTTGCGTTTCCTATTGATGCATTAGCTATCTTTGCACTCGTTACAGCTAAATCAGCAATATTTGCTGTTAATATAGCAGCATCAGCTATTACACCACTTGCAGCGGTTATCGTATCAACCGCAAGCATTGATGCAGTAAGTGAACCAGCTTTTATACGTGCAGCGCTCAAATATCCTGTTGTTATCTTTGCTGCATCTAAATTAGCAATCTTTGCATTGTTTATAGCTGCATCTGCAATAAGTGCATTTGTAATGGATAATGCTTTTATTGCATTTGTTCCAAACTGTTGTACTGTCCATGCCTTACCATTCCAGTAATACATCTTATTGCCATCATCAGTATCAAACCAAACATCATTTGTTTTCCTTCCTGTTGTTGGCGGCGCACTTGCCTGATAATATACTGTGTTTTTTCCATCAGCCGTTGACTGTGCTGTATTAGCTTTTCCAAGTGCATTATTAGCGTTTGTAAATGCTTCATTTATCTTAGAATTTACATCATTTGCTATCTTGTCTGCTGTAATCGCATCATCACCAATTGCACCAATACCAAATTGAGCAGCTTTCCACGCTTTTCCATCAAAGTAGTACATTTTATAACCATCATCAGTGTCATACCAAATATCATTTGTTTTTCTTCCCGATGTGCTAGGTTGTGCACTCGCATAAATAACTGTATTCTTGCCGTTTGCCGTGATTTGAGCCGTTCCTGCTGCACTGTTTGCTTTCTGTGCTTCCTGATATGCTTTCAATGCATCTTCTAACGCCTGCGATGCGTTTTCGTCTGCGCTATTTATCGTATCTCCAACTTGACTTGCCAGCTTATCCCAATCAATCGCACCATTTGTTATCTGGTGTCCGTTGATCGTTCCAACTGTCAAGTTTGCACAATTCAAATTGACTACCTCAATATCAGATGCATCAATACGCCCAGCTGTTAATTTGTTAGCTGTCAATGTGACAATCTTCGCATCTGTTATAGAACCATCAGCAATCTGTGCGGATTCAATAACACCTTCTCCAATCATAGCGGTTGTAATACAACCATCTTTGATATTTGCCAAGTCAATACGTGCAAAATGTGCTTCCAATGCTTCTGTGTCAATATTACCTGCCTGTATATTGTCAATACGTGCATTTAACGCTTCTAAATCATCAATGTGTGCTACATCAATAATAGCTTTATCAATGTTGGCAATTTTTGTATCCAAGATTCCAATTTCTGCTTTGGTGGCATACAATTGTTCTACTTCTGCTTTTGATATATAAGCTTTTTCAATCTCTGCAACTTTAGCTGTTAATTCACCTACATCTAAATCCTTTATTTCTGCTTCTAGTGCCGTTAATTTTTTATTGACTTGCAAATAGTTCGTTTCTATTTCTTCAAAATTACCATTCCATGCATTAATAGTGTCTACAAGAATCTTTTTTACTGATATTGTCTCCTCGTATACAAATGAAATTTTCTTTTCTGTAGGACTTTTAAATTCATGTGCTTGCTCCGATTCAGATTTTCCTTTACTTTCTATAGTACCATAACATCCACCATCACAGTGTATTTCAAAATCCATCAACGGAACTTTACACTGTGTTCCATCAGTCGTTATTACAGTTAGCAAATCTCCTGCTTCAATATCAGGTCTAGCTATCATCCAATCTATTTTGATAGTACGATATGTGAATCCTTTTATACGGTTATACAACTCGTTTAATCTCGTCTCTGTCATTCCAAGACAAGAAAAAAAGATACCTACGCCTGTACCAATCGATAATGTTTCTTCATTCGTCGCACATTCCAGTCGATTAATAAAAGTATCTTCTTCATCATATTCTAAAGTATCTTTATATTCGTTTGAACGAATGGTTACTCCGCAATCTGTATACCATACAAACTTTAGATTACCATTACGATCAATAATAGCATTCTTACCACAGTATGCAGCCAATATAGAAACAGCTTCTCTTACTGTACTTCCTTCCAATAGAGAAACATCGTATTCTACATCATCAGCATCACCTCTAAAAGAAATACCAATTTTAGCACACTGTTCATCTAGTATTGTTTTGATTTTTTGATTACCTGATAAATCAGTAAAGAAACCTTTCTCCATTAGTGAGAAATTGTCATAAGCAGTTATAGATAAAAAATTTCCATCTTTCTTAGGTTTATCCATGTGGAATACACCTAATTTTATCCATTCAACACTTGATGATAATTGAAGTCCTATATATGGTTCAACTGTTTGTCCTGTTAACATCCCTTGCGGTGTATCAATTAGAGTGAACTCTACGTAGGCAGATACTGCATCACCAACAGATATTTGATCAAACGAATTGGTTCCACCTTTGTAACTAAGATTTTTAATTCCTGAATATGTTTTCCCATTAACAACAGCTTTTGTTAGAAAATGCCTTCCTGATTTAGTAATCAAATCTTTATATTCTTGAGATGTTTCTATCATTCACTCACATCCTTATTTTTGAATAATCTTTACAGTCGCTGATTTATACCAGTAGTATCCATCGCCTAATTCACCAATATGTTCACTTGACAACGTTCCTCGATAAGATGATATCTTCAAATCAAGTCCAGCATCATGAAATTCAAACGGAAAGAAACTAGCGATTAAATTGTTCTTAATCAGCGCCATTTCTTTATCATTCATAACTCCCCATGTAATGGATATAGTTTTCTTTTGTGCTACAACATCTCCCACCATATCTCCTGAGGCTGTTCTACCAGTATTAGAAGACCATATGATTTCATCATCAACTTTAATTTGAGTAGGTGCAGGCAACTCTGCACCATTTGCTTTAAATAACATGTCCTGCACCTCCTATACATCAATTGGACATTTTCCATTACGTCTTGTGTCTTTGTTAACTTCATCAACAACAGTATCTTTTAGAGCTTTCCTGTCGATATGCACATCCATATCCTTATCTTCAATAGATTTTTTTACTCCTGAAATTTCATCTTTCATTTCGCGGATTGCAATAACTACATCTTGTAGACTTGTTTCTTTTGACTTTCTAGAATCAGTTAATTCATGTGCTACATTTAACTGGCGTTCTCCAGCAAATGCAATAGTTGGTTCAGATAATGATGTCTGCATTGCTGATGCCATATTAGAAGCTAATGCACTAACTCTTCTAATTAAATTGGGAGTGCTCGATTCCAAGGTACTGGCCAATCCCTGCATCATATCAGGCATCCATTCTTCATAATAATGCAATGGTCCTACATCTGGACGTGAGAAATGCAGCCAAGAAGATATTGTATCAGCAACATTACTTACAGCATTTCTAACCCAACTAGTAGCTCCACGAATACCGCTTGCCAATCCGCTCATCATATCGCTACCCCAACTAGAAGCTTTGTTTACGGCACCGCTCTTAATCTTAGAAGCAATATTTGATGCAACGCTTGTGATTTGATCATATACAGTCTTTTTATTTCCAGAAACTCCGTTTTTTAGGTAATTCATTAAATCTTTACCTTTTGTCTTAATATCATTGTATTTGTTTTTGATACTATCAACTCCATTTTTAACAGTTGTTTCCACTGTACTTACAATTGGATTACCAGAAATTCCTTTTTTAACATTGTCAAAAAGTTCTTTACCTTTCGTTTTAAAGTCATTGTATTTTCCTTTGATCCAGCTTAACCCATCTCCTACCAGTCCTGCAATAGAGCCAACAATAGGAACACTCTTAAGCCCATTAATCAGTCCTTGCATTACATATTGGCCAAGTTCATGCATTACAGTACTTGGAGAATGTATTCCAAACAAAGATTTGAACCAATTTACAAATGGATCAACAATATTTTTTCTGATAAATTCCCCTGGAGATTTAAAAAATGCTATAACACCATTAGAAAATCCTTTCCAAACATTACCAGCTAGTTCTTGGGCTGCTTCATAAAGCATTACGTTAATTCCTATGATAGCTCGAACAAGTACATCTCCTAAATCAAGAGCAATACCTAACCAATCTATATTAATTAGCATAGTGGCAATACTATGACCAATTTCACTCCATTCAATATTCGTTATAGCTATACTGATGGTTGATAGTAGGCTTTTCACAAAATCACTAGTAGTAGTTGCAAAATTCTTCCAGTCAAAGTCTCTAAATAGAGAATTAATTCCTTCTGCAAATTCATTTCCTATAGATTTCCAATCTGTTGTTTTTATAAATTCATGAATAGAACTTATCACACCAGATAATCCAATGGCAATAGTGCTCATTAATTGTGGAAAATTGACATAATTTACTAATCCATTTATTGCACTTCCTAAAGCATTTCCAATTCCTGGCCAATCTGCAGTTGTAACAAATCCATATATTGCGTTTATACTTGCTTGGAAGTAAGAACCGATCGTAATTCCTAGTTTATTCCAGTCTACAGAATAAACTAATCCATTCAGTCCGTCTGCAAATGCTTGACCAATTTTAGTCCAATTAATTCCAGTAATCAGAAGGAAAATAGTATTCGCTATGGTATTTATTCCTGTACCAAACATTTTCCCTACATTATCCCAGTTGATTGTATCGATTAGACTATTAAACAATGTTGTAAATCCATACAGAAATTTAGTAATACCTGAGCCAACTCTATCCCATGAAATCCATTTAGTAAAAGAAGATACTGCATCATTGATTTTTTCTCCAATAACCTTACCAATTCCAGCATAATCTCCTTTAGACCACATATCTTTCAACTTCTTGACCCATCTGTTAACTAAAGATTCATTTACATCACTAGGCATATATTCAGGTGCACCACCTGAACCACCACTATCTGATTTATCAGAAGGATCATCAAGTTTATTTATTTCATCAAATCCCATCAAAGAACGTTTAGCTTTTTCTGCCTCTTTTGCAGCTTTAGAAGCGCTGTTTCCATATACTCCCATAGCATCTTTAGCTGCATATATTCCTTGCGTTGCTTTCTTAGTTGCTGTATAAGACTGTCCAAACAAAGCTGATACAAATGCAGATATATATCCTGTTAGTTTTGCTAAACCAGACATCAAGGCATTAATTGCAGGTAAGATTGCATTAAATATCGGTGTAAATGCAGTTGCTAAATTAGACCTTATCTGTGTAAGACTATTGGCAAACTGCTGATTAGTCATAAACGTTTGACTAATATTTTTGCCAAGAGCCATAATTCCTCTACTTACCAGTGGGAAAATTAAACTAAAAATTGTAAATGACTTAATCAATCTTCCTAAACTAAAGTTTCTCATACTTCCACTAGCTTTATCACTTGCAGATTTTAAACCTAACAATCTTGCTGATAACTGCAAAACTTTTTCTCCAGCAGATTTAAAACCATTTCCAAGTTTTCTCATTCCTGAACCAGCCAATGATAAAGCAGAACTACCAAGTTTTTTTAAACCTGATGATAAATAACTAGTTGCACTTTTTAAAACATTAAATGAACTACCCGCTTTTTTTGTAGATGCAGAAGTTGAGTTCATCTGTCTATCCATTGCTTTTAATGTAATGTTAGTTTTTGCAGCAGCATCTTGAAGTTTAGCAATCTGCTGATCCAACATCATTATTTGTTCGTTCAATTTTGCTTCTTCTTTTGGATTCATCCAACAGAATATCCACTTAAAACTTTTTTTCTTTGTCCTTGTTTTAATAGGATTTTGTTGTCATACATATCCATCATTTGTTCCAGTTCAACATACTTCTGTTTGAACATTTCAGTATCGAACTGTGGATCAAACTTTATTTTTGGTTTTCTTATGCTTACTGATGGTGGACCACGAATTGCATTAGCAGATGCTTTGCTTGAGTTGTTTGGATTTGTATTTGCACCATCTGTTCCAGGCATTTGAATATTACCCATGCTTTTTATCATCGTTGACATCTCTTCCAGAAAAACACGCATTTCCAGCTTGATAGCATCAAAGCTATTTTTAATAGCTTCTTGTACTTTTCCCAAACTATGCGTAATCGTAGAGCGGAAATCTTTGAAGATGTCATTATTCATAACAGATACCTGTTTTTGAATTTTATCAGCCATTTCAGAAGCTGATTTTTTTATATCATCTTCTAACTTAGCTTCTACTTCAAGTTCAAGTGAAACAGCACCAACGCTAGTCTCTGCCATAATCTCACTTCCTTCCATAAAGAAAAGAAACTATGAGAACATAGTGCGGAACATTTCCTTTATTTGCTTCATAGTTTCTTCCTTGTTTAATGTTTCATATAGTTTCTTGGTTTGTCTTTCCCTCCACTCATTACGTATTCGATGTTGTTCCGGAGAAAAATGTTTCAATATTTCTTTATCTTCTTCGCTTCTTATACGAATAATTTTCCCAAGAGGTGTGTCTTCAGTGATACCCGCTAATAACGTACAGAACTCTTTGAAGTCCATATCAGAATCATCACTATTATAAAGATTTTTTTGTGGATACATCATAGCAAATGATGCTTCAATCAATTCCCAGTCTTCAAAGATGTCATACCAAGTATCAGTTACTTTTTTTCATCAGTAACTTCTTCATCAAATTTAACTTCTGTATCAGAAATTGCGGCTACAATTACCTGTACAATATCAGATACAGCTACCATAGTCATATCCTGAGAATTGATATAATCTAATGCTTCTTTACCTAGAGCCATCTCAATAAGCTTATCGCTCATTTTTACATCATCTTCAGGATCATCGTTTTGTTTGTTTTCTTTTTCTTTCTTACGAATATATCCCATAATCATCAACACATTTGTTTTAGATGTATTGATTGGATATTTATGTTCTTCATCAAGAATAACACAAGGTCTTTCATTTCTTGCCTTTAATCTGTTAATAACATCATAAACTCTTCCCATTGCTACCTCCTACAATCAAGCTTTTTCAGCTTCAGTAAATGTTGGTTTTCCATCGCAAATCATATCGAATTCAAGTGGTGCAACATCTTGTGATTCCCCACCAAGTAGACTTTTAACATCTAAAACACAATTAAATGTTAGTTTAGAACCATCTGGAAATTCAACAGAAGCCTTTGTTGAACAATCCAATCCATCTTTAAACGCAGTAGATGCAACATAATCATTACCTGCATCTCCTACATTTCTCTTACCTTTAAGTGAAATGGTAAGTTTTTTTCCTGTCATCAATGCACGGGACCACCCTTTCTGATCCATAGGATTCCAAGTAACCGTATTACCATCAATAGCAATGGAAAATGATTCCATATCTGCAATTTCAGTAGTTGGTTCTCCGCTCGCTCCTGTTGCACTAATTTTAAACACTATATCAAATACTGGAAATACTCCACTCTCAAACGCCATTTATTACTCCTTTCTATCACGCTGATACGTGATCCATAATTCAATTACATAATCAAATATGCCACTATCATCAATTCCTAACGATATAGGCTCATCATTTCTCATTTTACATAACACTACTTGATATCCACTTATTAAAGGCTTTTGACCATCAAACAGCTCATATACTGATTGTGCTGTTTTTTCTGTCTCATCTGGATTTTTGCTCCAATGAACAATAATTGAAATGCCTTTTACAGCAGTTGATTTATTTGCTAAACCACCAATTGTCATCTTATCTCTTGCACTGGCCAAGTTTCTTGTACATATAACTTTTTCAAGAGACCTATCATACGAATTGATTCTCCATGTAGCGTTTGAAATCTTATCTTCCATCCATTCGGAAACTTCTCTCAATGTCATCATTTGATTAGCCCTCCGCTTTCTTCCTTAAGGAATTTAGCATAAGTATCAATAACCCATTGTTTTCCTTCTCCGTCTAGATAGTAATCCATCCAGTGATCCTGTGCGTTTGGATTTTTGGTTTTTTGAAAAGTTACATTATCTGCATTAAAATACCATCTCCTTGCATAAGGCGTATCAAAAATGATTTTATAAAGTATTTCATTAACCTTTTGCACAAATCCACTACTTTCCAATGCTCCTGTATCAAAAGGAACAACATCCCTTGACTGAATATCACTCAAAATGGATTCCACAGTTTTTTCTAACGCTATCTGTGAAGCACGTTCAAGAGCTGCGATAGCATCTTTATTAAGTTTGATTTTAACCTTACATTTCATAGCAACTGTATCTCCGTAGAATATACAACCCCAAATAGTCTAGGTTTTGAAAGGCTCTGCACTGTCTTTTTTGCATATCCTATCTCTACATATCCTTGGAATACATCTGTATCTATGGTCTGTATTTCTCCCTTAACGATGATATTTCCTGATAACGAAACGAATTTGTTATCAGAACCAATAACGGTTTTAGCTATATCATCATAGACTGCTAAACCATCATATACCAAGATTTCTTTCTTACCTTCATATTTGGTATCAACTTCTTGATATACTTTAATTTGCGTTGTTGCTTCAATATCCGGAAAAGGAAAAGGACACCTGATTACAGCGCTAGGCATCTTAATCCTGTGTCCTCCAATAATTGAATAACTCTACCAGTAGTCTGTATTCCATTGAATTCCGTTGTTTCTAGATTAACGCTGGTTTTACCAACAGAATAACTTTTCATAGGATTATTCAAATAAGAACCATACTGATAAGAGTACTCTGCTTGCAGACAGACTGCTTTTTTAATACAATCCTGTTGAAATTCTGATAAATTTTCAAATCCTTTTCCTTTTATTCTTCCAAAGCATAAACCATCTATATCATCGCTTGCGTCTCTTAAATATTTTTCTATGTTTTGTAAAATGATCGTACCTAAATAGGTTTTTTCATAATATTCTTTGTCTGCATACACGCTATGCACCTGCTCCGTTTGAATCATCTTTTGATGCTTTAATTTCTTCTTTTAGCTTCTTATTCTCACTTTTTAATTTTTTGTTTTCTTCATATAATTTAACATATTCAGCATAAGAAACTTTTTTTGAAGGAGAGACTGTTCTTTTTCCGTTTTCAATAATATCATATCCATTGGATAGATAATGTTCTTTTAAATCTTCTGTGATACGTTCCTCTCGGTTTCCTTTTACCGCATAGATTGACATATTTAAACCTCCTAATCTTCTGCTTCTGCATTGATATAGATTCCATCTTTTCTATTTGGAATAACAAATAAATCATTATACTTACGATTCTGATATAAGTATCCGTCTCCCTGTGTGTGAGTTCCTTCAGGCCATAGCTTGATGTATTTATGTTTTTCGCATGCCAAAATAGATTTTGGATGAAACATAATCATATTGATCTGTTTTGCTGTTCCTCCAGGTTTGCATCCATCAGAGAAATCATACACAGTTTTCATACGATTGGATAAAATAGGTTTGATTTTCAGTCCGTCTAAATCAACGATAGCTCGTTTAACTTTTCCATCATTTGAACCATTTACATTTAAATAACGCTGTAATTCTTTTGCATCTTTAATATACTGTTCCACTGTTGGTGTAACATATAGGATTCGTCCTTCTACTGGAACTTCTGCTTCTGTCATATCCTTCATTTTCTGGTCGATAATTGAAAGAATATTTTCTGCTGATAATGCTGTATTATCAACGGTTCCACCGGCAGTTTTAAATTCAGAATAACATTTAGAAATACGATAACAGTCAGTTTCTGGAATACCTTGCTGTGTTTCAAATTCATTTGTAACATTAGCTGCAGCAAGTGCTTGGTTTGTTTCATCAACATCCATAGCATCTACAAAAAATTCAACGTCACGATCATGTTTTAGTGTAAAAGTCTGATAATCATTTTTTACTGCCTGTCTGTTGAATCCACCATTACGACTATGATCTTTATATCCTGCTAATTCAATAAATGGAAGTTTTACTGTATTTGCATTAATAAATTTAACTTTTTCAGTAGTCATTTCTGATGTCATTAACTCACGAGAATATTTCTGAGTTAATTCACGCTCAAACTGGGTTACATAGTTTACTGTATTTGGCATCTATATCACTCCTTTACTTATTGCCAAAAATACTGGATATTTTACTTCCCATATCTTCTTCATTTTCATCCTGTCTTGGTGCACCAAAAGAGAATGAATTATTTTCAGCTCCACTAGAAGTTCGTTTAAGCTCTGGCCATTCCTGGATAAGTGCTTCAATCTCCGCTTTTGCTTTGTCTTCTGAGAAAATACCATCTTCCATAACTGAGTTGACATCAATCAATCTAACTGCACGTGCAATTTTCTTAGGGTCAACGTCAAGCATTGCCATAGTTCCTTTTAATTCAGCCTGGGCATATTTATCAATTGAAATGCCGATTGCTAAATCTGTTGGTTCCTGTACTTCTTCATGATTATCGTCATGCTCTTTGATATTTTCTTCTGGAGCTTCTTCTTTTTGACCTTTACCCTTGTATTTCTTTCTAGCTTTAGCCATCATTGCATCAACTTCTTCCTGGGTATAGGTCTTTCCTTTCTGCTTGTTATCGCCAGCAGTCACGCCCTCCTGTTCATGTTCCTTACTAGTTTCTTCCTTTTCAGGTTCATCGGCCTTAGGATCAGCCTTGTTAGGCTCCTGTTCTTCACTTTCGTTTCCAAAAGCTTTACTAATTTCACTTTCAGGTTCCTGTTGTTTTTCTTTTTCGTCCATATAGTACCTCCCTCAGCTTAAAGGTGCTGATTACCTCACAGCGTTTGTTTAAAATGTCTAAGCACCGAAACGACATATAAAAATACAACTAAAATTACAATTTATTTTAAATGCGGACCAAAATATGGCAACCGCCTTTTCGGTGGATCTTTCACCGCAATCCTCCTTTCTGCTAACTTTCTGCCACAAAAAATGCAGGTATCCGTTTCTCTACGAATCCTGCAATCTAGCTTTCTATCATAATACGTTGTATATACTGTTGTGTAAGCATGACGGCACACTGCAATCACTTCCTACATTTCAAAACGGATATTTTCCCATTTCTTATAAGCATCCATGTACAACTCTTTTTTATCTCCGTTATATGTAAATTCATAATACATGCCATCACTTACAGATGTACTCAGCAATGCTTTGTTATTCTGCAATGTCTTACAACTCCATACAATAAATACATTATCTACAGTGATACTGTTGTTATCTGTCTTATCTGCATGCCGGTTGAAGTAATCAACTACTTTCTGTTTACATAATTCTAAAAAATATCTACTATCCATTGTTTCTTCCTCCTACAATTCAATACCTTCGATTTCTGCTCTAATTTTTAAACAACGAATGTAATTACCCATGTGTTTCTTCTGTTCTTTCAGTAATTCAAGTGAGCACTTAGGTGTAAATGGCAATGTACCAGCTTCATATTTGACTGTCATTGCATCTAACTTATCATAACGAGTTTTTACTTGATAATACTCTGCTCTAAATCTTTCTTTAAAGTCATCACTATTCATCATTTCAATTGTGTCTTTTAATTCCATTTTCAATTACCTCCTATTAAAAAAGCACTCGGTTAGGAGTGCTAATCTGCTGCTTCTTTTATCTTTTTTATATATTCTAATTCAATTTTTCTTCTTTTATTTTTCAATGGACCATCAAGCCTAGCCATACCCTTTGGACGTGGTTCTTCTTCTTTTTCTAAATCATTTAGTTTCATCATCATTTCCTCAAATAGCTCATGTTGGTGTTTATTCCAGTTTGGATTTAACATATGACACATACCCCTTTTTATCTAATAAATCAAAAACCAAATCTCCAAAGTCTACAAATTCACTTAAAACATCAATATTGCCACTTACTTCATACATTAATTCGTCATAAGATATAGAAGATAGATCTTTTTTTACTTGTACTTCATATCTCATATTACCATAAACTGCTCTTAATTTGTTTATAATGATTCCATAATCTTGTAAAAATGAAAAATCGTCTTTTTGAAAAGAATTCGATGGTTCTGTTTCAATAATAGGATGACTATGTGTAATAATTGCTCCTTTTAAATTTTTAGAAGGAAAATTAACTCCAATTTCGTTACCAGTATAATGCATTACCTTTCCATCTCTTTGAATAATGTATGCATGTTCTATAGGATAATCTTTGATTTCACTTTCATACTTCTTGATGTATTTATCAACTTCTTTAATATCAATAGTTTCAATATATTCTCCATTGTATTTGTCTTTACCCGAAGACGACGAACTACCCAATCTTGCTTGTTCATCGTATATTTTTTCTCTTCTTTGATTACGTTTAAATTCAGGATGTTCTTTCAAGAAATCTCGTAATTTTTTCTGTGCATCTAACAATTTTGTTTTTGCTTCTTTCTTATTCTGTTCGTCTACAGTTCCGGCATAAATACGCTTTCGTAACCTTACTTCTCTTTCAAGCTGTCGTTGCTTCTGTTCGTTTTCATAATTCTTAAGAGCAGTTTCTGGATCCTGTGGCTTTGGTAATCTAGTAATACCTTCAAAATATGTAGCTAGTGTATGCCTGCAATTAGGATGCAACAATCCTGATTTAATTGCAACGGACAATAGTTTATATTTCTCTTTGTATTTCGCTATGTATTCGTCGTTTGGATGGCTAAATACATCATCAATTAGTATTTGTCCTTGCCAAGGAATACATAGCTTACATGCATTCGCATGAGCTGATACAAAAACTAAATGTACACCTAAATCATCACGCTTAGCTCCTTCACCAAGAAGAGTTGCTCTATGTGATGCTGTACGCAATGCCATTTCAGCATACGACGCAATGTTTACATGAGCACCATTTTTGTAGATGATACAATTTATGCCTTTATCAAGAAATTCCTCTGTAGCTTTATCTATTGCTTTGCCAAGAGAAATAGAACCGCTAGATAATTGAAATTCTGTTTTAAAAATCGTTTGTCTATATACATCATCCATCTTTCTATAAATAGCATGCTGTACATTCTCAAAATCATCTTTGGTTGCGCTAATCAGTGCATTCAGTTTCTTTTCGTTCATTCCGAAGAAATTTGTTTCTTTTGGAGGTTCTTTTCCTGGTAAACCAACATTCTTTTTATCTGCAGGAAAAGATAGCCTTTCTCCATTAGATCCTGCATTATTTCTACCATCATAAAAATGATTCCTCAACACACTTTCAATCACTCTTTTTATTTTGTAAATGTATTTAGTGATTATGTTTCTGTTTTCTCTTCGATACTTTTGGATGTTTCTTAACTTGGCCAATTGCCACATTTCCCACGAGAAACCTCTTTGACGTTCCTCTATTTTATGTTTGGCAAAATTTCGATAGAACGATTCAATAAGCTCCATTTCCATTTCAGAATAGATATCTTTTAATGAATGTGGATCTTTTTCCTTTTCATCACTCATTCATAATCTTCCTCAGTTGGAATAACTCCGCCTAAATCATCGAATTCATTGATAGATGGTTCTTTGGAATTTAGTCCATCAATAGCATTTAGCCTTGCTACTTCTTTTTCTTTCCAATCATCATCCTTAGAGTCTCCATACATTTCATCAACCACTGTTTCATTTGACATTACACCATACTGTTTGGCTTTTCCAACGGTTTCAACAACAGACTCAAAAGATGGATTGGCGTATTCTCCAAAAGAAATTGTAATTTCATATTCACGATATGGTTTATATCCTACCATGTCCATAATATGCAATGCAGCTTCTATGATTTGAGGAATCACCTTTTCAGCAATACGAACTATTTTGTTGCGTGTGCTAATGGTTGCTTTTTCCTTTTCTCTTTGTGCTTCTGCATTATCTAGCTTTTTAACGTCTATTCCCAACGTAGATGGACTGATAAGTCCTTGCAAGCACTGGTCTAATGCAGTGTTATAAGATGCTAATAGACCTTCATCATCGATTTCACCTTGTTCAACATCAATATTTGGACTCGCTCCTTCCGTTCCTGTTAATCCTTTTATTTTAACGAAACGCCCATCAAAAGGACTAGGTTTCAATAACAATCCTGTTTTAGGATCTTTAGGAATCATTTGCTCTGGAATAAAAGTCTTAGTCCTATTATCTCGTAAAGCTTCAATCCATTGGCTATATGCTTCATCGAATGAATCAAACGCATCTTCCTTACCATCAAAAAGACTTTTACCACGCCCTTTATATTTAGGTGATTTACCAATAATAATTGGTACCGCAGTCCAAAACTCAGCATCATGAATCAATGGTTTAACATCGGCCAACTCCGGAAAATCTAATATATTTTCTTTTTCCCCTTCAGGATTCCACAACTCATAATCGATACTATAATTTGTATGGATTTCTTTTAGCAAGTACTCGCGATCTTTAAAAACAAAAGGCATTTTAAATATGATTGCTTTTAGATATCCTCTATCTCTTTTGAAATCTACCATATCGGCAGGGAAGAACTCTGGAATAGGATACTTGCTTATTTTTGAATCATAAGTAAATCTAACTGCACCATCCCCCATATACATAGCTTCTTTAAATGAATCTTTGAAGAAGTCTTCAGGCAATTCCTTTTCGATTGCTTCCCATAACTCTTGTGCCTCTAGATTATTAAACTCTATTTTATTCATATCATCGAAAGTAATGTCAGCAAGAGTGTCAATGATGAGTGCTGGCAGTCCAGTATGTATTTTACGGAAGTTTACCCCGTTAGTTGCTACAGCCTGCCAAAACCTTGTATTTCCCATCATATCATCAAATTGTGTGTAAAACTGATGTAATTCTGATGGATCCCCTCGATACCAAATGGAATTCTTAAAGCAATTTGCTTCAAAATCCATTGTTTCAATAATTCTAATCGATAATGGATTCATTCCTTTATCCATTTCAAGCCAGTTTCTTAACTTTCTCTTGATGGTTTCATTTATCCTCATTTCTTCGCCTCCATTCTTCCAATCAAATTTTTAAAAGGTATCCAAGAATATTGATCTGCATTTATTGTATGGTCATTAGCATCCTCTGGCTCGCTCTTATCTTCTTTCCATGAATATGCGTTCATTTCTCGGATATTTTCTATACATTCATCAACGATTTGATAATCCACATGTTTCATCCAACCTTGCTGTAGTTGAATACGATCGATAATAGTTAATTTCTTCCATGAATTATAAAAATCATAAATGCTTCCTACTTCCTCATTGTATTTTAAACACTCGTTAATCGTTGCTTGATCTGCAGAATCTATAAACACTTCACGAGCAAAAGCATCTCCATTTGCTACCCAACGTTTACGATTGTGTTCTAGAAATTCAACTAACAAAGGAGGAATATCAGAAGGTGCTAACGCTCTACCTCCATTACGAACAATATCTCGGTTATTATATACTTCTTCAGCAAGCGTAACCTTTATTCGTGTATCTGTTATACCTGTAAAAATAAAAGCTATCGTATCATCAGATAACCTTGAATACGAAGTATCAACACCGCATGAGAACTGCACATAGTTATAAGACATTGCTTGTTCTGGTGTGATAATGTGCTCTTGTCTTAAGTCGAATACAAGTCCAGTAGCACGTCCTCTTAGCCCTTGTATCTTGTTCTTATACATCTTAGTTCCTGGTGCTACTGCATCAACCTTGCGCTGTATGTCTTCACTTGTCATAGACGCGTTATCATTAAAAGTAAAATACCAATGTACCCATCCTTTTACAGCCGGTTCATTTAGCATTGTCAATAATTCTTGTGGATAGTCTTTCACCCATCTTTTCAACGGCCTGCTACGATTCAAAAACTCTTTATATACAGGAAGATTAGGATCATCAGGATTAGATGTAGTCATCAAATAATGGCAACGGTGTGATATTTCTCGTAAAAATTCCATATCCGCAATGTTTACTTCATCAATATATACACAACCAACTTGTCCCCCAAGGACCTTCTGCCATCTCTTCTTGTTATCGTAACCACATATGTAAATAACTTTTATTCCCTTGTTTGTCTTCATTTCAATATGTGGCAATCTTATTTTTCCTTTTCCAGACGGATAATACTCAGCAACCTTATTAAATTGATCTAGCAATCCTCGTTCACTGTTGATTACGTTTTTCTCAACAGTCCCTAAATCCGCTCCTGCAATTACATGAAACTTAATATCACTGTTTGCAACCTTACACATGAACTTAGTAATACCAACTGTGGTTTTTCCAGCTGCTGTTGTTCCCTCTAAGTACTCTCTAGGAACATCAACCGTAAGAAAATCTCTAAACTTAGGGGATAATACTAACATTGGTTTATTCACCATACTCATCCTCCTCAGGAGGTTTCATTTGATCTAAAATACCTGTAATAGCATCCATCTGTTCTTTTGCAGAATCATCCGGTGTTGTATCATCTTGCTCCAATTTTTTCTTTTGCACTTGTAACAATTCAAGGCGTGCTTTTTGCTCTTCTGATACAATATCCCAGTTCTTATGTATCATCTCGTCATACTGTTTAATCATACTTTCCAATGTTTTCATCGCCCTACTCTGAGCGGAAAGAAAAGTGGCCTGCTTATCCCATGCCTGCTGAACTTCCCAGCGTTCACCAACTACATTGCCATCTTTTTCTTCAACCTTTTCAACTGTTTTATCAGATTGATCCTTTACATACATTAGTTTCTGTCCTCGAATGATTGCAGCAAATTGAAGCTGTATACTCATCCATAAAGCTTCCAAACGATTTTCAGGCATTTCTCCTATAATTTCTTTCGTTTCTTCTGGAAGCCACTTAGAAAAAAAGCCATGCTTTTCTGCATGACGATTGCCTGGTGGTCCTGTTGCATTTTTATTACCAGGTTGTCCACCACGTTTACGTTTTGTGTGCACACTTTTATCTTTCTTTGTATGCACACCTTCTTTGTTCCAGTGCCTCGTCTTCCATGACTTCACTGTGTTTAATGTTACATTGTATTTATCGGCAATCTCTTTGTACTTCATACCGCTTTTGTAATCTTCATAAGCTAATTCCCAGTTTTCTTTCAACTCATCTCACCACCTGCCTTCGTCGTTTTGCGTAGTAGCATTTATTTCTCCTTATATTTTTTAAGCCATTTCTTATATTCTTCACATAGATATGGACAAAATCTATCTTTACATCCATCTTTGCTGCATGGACATTTCATATCATCACTCCTCGCTTTTTGGGTAAAAGAAAAGCACCACTCGGGTGCTAATCTTAAATATTTAATTTTTTCATCAAAGCATTCTGTAAAACATTTGAAAAATTAATATTCTTTTCTTCTGCCATCTCGTTTAACCAAGCGGGGATTGTAACATTTTTCCTAATTGCTTTTTTGTTATAACGTTTATTAAATTCAATTGAATCAAATTCAACCATCATAACAAATGAGCCTTTTTCACAAGAAATCGTAGATGGATCTGTCATTTCTGGAAATTCTTCCTTGTTCTCATGTCTTACATCCAAACACAATCCCAAACATTCCTTAGCCATTTCAATGGCTTGTTCCAATGTGTCTCCACATGTAATAGCTTCTGGTAAATCCGGAAATGAAACTGTATAACCAGCTTCTTCTTTTTCAAATAATGCAGGATACATTTTTTTCATAACCACTAGCCTCCTTTAATTTTTATATTTCAGCACCTTCCTCTTGCAAGCTAGGGCTATTTAAGCCCTGCTTGTTTAAGGATTTTCTTTTCAGTGCCTATCGGTAAATCCTTAGCATGAAAAGGAACAGTAACAGTTATATTTGTTTTTTCATTTTTCAGAATCTTGTGTGATCCTGCTTGCCTGATTTCAACAAAACCGTTTTGCTTAAGTAATTTAAGCATTTCTTTAGATGTCATTGGCATCTAACCACTTCCTTTCACACCATTATTATAATACACATTTATGCGCATGTCAATATTGAGTGTGTATAAATACATATTAAAAAACATCCATTTCTGGATGCCACTTACTATACAGAAGCCGAGGAAGCTTTCGGGGTTGGGGGAAGAAATACTTCCTCGTTACTTCATGGTATCATTATAACACGGAAAAAGTGTCACTTAGTGTACATTTTTTGAAAAATAATTTAAATAAATTTTATTTAGTACTCTTTCCCTACTTTTTTTGACATTATTTTCTGAAAATCCAGTTAATTGTCCTGCTTTAAAAGCATCTGTACACTGTTGTATCATCACATACTGATGAAACATCTTTTCTTGTGCTGGAGTACATACAGATAACCATTCATCACACCTGTTTAGATACATCTCTTCAACAGATTTCTTTTCTTCAAATAAATATATCTTTCCACTCAGTTCAATCTGCCAAGGACTATTTTCTTGATTACCGTCAGGCATTTTAACAATTGATCCACCAATACTTGGGTTATTTAGTTTTTCATTGTATTCTTCTTTTAGCTTGTTAATTTCATCATCATATCTTTTCCATTCAGCTAAATGCCAGTAGTAATTCATTAGTTCGCTTTCTATGTAATTAAGCTGCATTTGTTTAGTTAATGCTTTTTTTTGTTGATCTTTCCATTTCACTATCAATACCCTCTATCTAACTTAGTCCTTTTTACACTTTTTGCTTTTCTTTCTTTTAAATAATCCTCTACTTCTGACATATACTTGCATATTTTCACTTCCACACCATCAAATTCAATATGGTATCCTCTCCTATCTTGCCATATCTTACAATGATAATTTGCTTCAAGATACTTTCTCATTTACTTTGCATCTTCCTTTCATTTTTCTTCACTTTTAATATTTTTATATACTTCTTTTACTAATTCTTCATCAAAGCATGTATCTGCATCACAACAAGGTGGATATATCGGTCCATTTGGACTTCCTGAAACTTCTTTATTACACCCATCATTATAAATACAGCATTCACATGCTCTTTCATGTTCTTCAATAACATTAAGCATTTGTTTGAAATCTTTCATTACTCTTCACTCCAATCAATAATTGCTTCCAGTTTTCCAATAGTCCTACTTTCAATAAAGTGCATTCTTCCAACCATTAGCTTTATTTCTTTGCTTTCATCACCACTTAATAAATTTGATAAATTATTCAATTCCGATGCTACATTCTGTGCGATATCACGAATCATCATGAGTTCCTGCACCTTTTTAAAATCTCTTTGTTTAATCATCACGCTTTCTCCGATAAACCTCTGAATCTATTTCTGTGTTATTTCTATCTGCCCTTGCGGGAACCACACACATACACCACAAACCAAATGATATAAATACAAATAAAATTAATAATCCGATAATTATCAATAACATATCTAAAATCCTTCCAACCTAAATTTCTGTTCCCATTTATGCACAAAATCTATAACTGATTGATCAAGGGGATTATGTACATTATTTTTATATCCTCTAACTTGAACAACTCTTCCTTCTTTCAGTTCCAGTGTTACAAACGATTTCTTTATATTTTTCTTTTTTCTAATAAAGAAAATTGATGTTTCTCTCTTGGCCATCTTTTCGCCATATCTTCTTACACAATGATCAAGCTGTTTTGATTCGTCAATAAGTTCCTGTTGCGATTGTGCTGGTTTAATTATTAATTTTTTATCTTCATAAATGTATTTTTCTAAGTCTTTTGAAAAATCACTTATTTTCTTATTAATTAGCTCATCCTTCACCACTTTATACTTATTCATAACATCATTATGTGCTTTATGAATATTTTTAGGAAATCTAACATTACTGTTTTTTAAATCCATTCCAATTAGTGCAGCGGTCTCTAGATAATCTCTATATTCATGACATTTGCAATTTTGTTTTCCTAAGTATTGGATTATCTTAGCTGCTTGATTGGTTTTCACGTCAAGAAACATATCACATTTAACTGCCATCTTGATTATTTTTTTATCTTTCAATTGATACTTTACTGCCATTTTAAATTCACTAACAGTTAAATCCATATCAGCTATTAAATGCAGTGACTTCTTATTGTCTTCGATAAGTTTCATTACTCCGTTAACACTATATTTATTCCCTCTATATATTAAGTCTTTAATCAAGTTAAAACATTTTGCTTTGGCCAGCAGTTCTACTTTTGGATACATTTCCCATAGTCTTAAAAATCCGATTGTATCAATACCGCCATTTCTGGCAACAATATCCATTGCACTATATTTATATTTCGTTTTAGATAAAATATTTTTTAAATTTGTACGCTGTACAATGTCATAAAGAAAGCAATCATGAAAAGCGTTGTCTCTGTAGTAAGAAAATCTGTCATTATCTCTTTTCCAGTCACGATATCCTTCTGCATGTCTCCATCCAGTACACATTACCCAATACGTATCTTTCTTTATAGCAATATCTCTGTCTACATTTAAGCGTACTACTTCAAAAAGCTGTGTTTTATATTTCATTTCTACCTTGTCATATTCTTTTTTAAAATAAAACAATCTTGCAATCAATTCCTTACGCTTGTTAACTTCATATCGCGTTATGTAATCTTCAACATCTTCAATATTGTTATGTTTTCCCAATACATAGAAATTGTGGCCACAATTTGGACACTTTAATTTTGTATGTAAATTAACGTTTTTTCCTGTATGAGTATGTCCACAAAAAGTACAGTAATAATCACTTGCTTTTTTATTGCTATTGAAACGAATCAGCTTATTATTTTTTAGCGATTTCCTGTCTATGAGTTGATAGAGAGGATAATAATCAATCATTTTAAGATTAATAAGTTCTTCAATTATATGCTTTATATAAACCCTTGCCATAATCCACCTCAAAACAAACTGATTTGTCCCTCGGCTGGTTCTTTTATGCTTTTCTTAATTCTTTTTACCTTTTCTTTTTTAGGTAGTTCCTTCGGTTCGCTTTCTGCCTCTTTCTTTTCTTCATCCATTTTTGCTTCAACTTTCATATCGGAAGGAAGTGGTTCAATTTTGATTTCATCTTCATCGTAGTAATGTACAGCCAATGCATATAGATTTTCATCATCACCAGCAGCACATCCAAACTTACCATTACGATACATCGTTTTAGCAACCTCTCCCAAAACATAATCCCAGCATTCTTTTAAGGATTTATTTTCCTTTTGCAAATTATTTTTAACTGAAGGATCTGTATCAGCTCTTTTTTTCAAGTAATTACCAATTCTAATAACAGCAGGATTTTTCTCCTTTTTTAACTCTTCATCAAATTTCATATATTCCTTTCTAGTGATGCTCCGTCCCCATAGCACATCTTCTTTTAAAGATATAGAAAAGAGAAACTATTCACCATCCTTCCATAATTTATTGAATTGAAAATGCTATGAGTCATGACATTTTTTAGTTATGCGGTAATTTTTCGACACTTTCCACGATGCCGGATATGCCATGAAGACGAAGCACCACATTTTTCTTAATCATTTAACATATTCTGTAATTTTTTCAGTTCTTCATCATCAACATGTACATTATTTGGTTGTGCCAAGTCTTGATTAAAGTACCAATCAGGAAGTTCTTTGTTAGTGTTCCTATTGATGTAATTTCCTTCTAGTATCTTGGCCAAGTTCGTATCTTTCATCATCCAGTCAAATGTAGCTGACCAATTTCTACTGTTTTTTCCTTTTAGAAAGTCACTTTGTTCTGCCATCATAAAAGCCTTCTTAATATCTTCTATCGAATATGTTTTAAGTCTTGCTTTTATTGCTTTTTTCCTTTCTTCAGAAACCTTTTGGACTTTTGAAAACGATACACAAATTTCATTGTACATATCGACAATTTGCTGATAGTTAATTTTAGCAGTTTCTTCATGCTTATCTTCAAATGTTTGTTTTCCGTTTGTTGGTAGCGTGTTGACTATAGTGTTATCTCCTTGATACAAATCGTAATTTAACACGATAAATAAAGTGTTTTTTGACCTTGATATGCTTGTTATTTCATTTGTTGATTTTAAATTACGAATTGCTGTTCTTAATTGTTGTATTGATAATCCAGTTTCATTAGATAGACTTGACAACGAAGTAACTCTGCTTCCACGCTCAATACATTCCCCATGCCAGTAACTATCAGAATGATTAACAGTTAGCAACAGATGCATGAATAATTTAAACTCTGGATAACTGTCGTACCATTCCCAGTCAACCAGTTTCCTATGCACTTTTATGTATCCATTTGTGGCCGACATATTGCTTCATCTCCTATTACTAAAACGGTAAATCATCGCTTGCTATATCAAGCGTATTTCCATAATCCTGTTGATATGTATTACTAGACTGATTTACAACAGATTGATCATCATAGTTAAATTGTTGTTGTGGCAATGAATTAGAAACGTGGTTATCATTTTTCTTTGTGTCTAGGAACTGAATACTTTCACATACCAATTCAAGAACAAATACTGTCTGACCTTGTGCATTCTCATATGACCTGCTTTGCAATCTTCCTGTAACACCAACAAGCGAACCTTTAGAACAAAATTTATCAACATTTACTGCCTTTGTTCCCCAAATGACACAGGGTATGAAGTCTGCATTCTGTTGTCCATCATTAGTTTTGAACGGTCTGTTTACTGCTAAATTAAAGGATGCGACTGGCTGATTATTACTTGTGTATCTCAATTCAGGATTTTTTGTCATTCGACCGATTAAATTAGTGCAATTCATTCTTGTTTGTCCTTTCCTGAGATTCTTCATGCCACCATCTTTTCAACAGTACTTTGTAATCAGCTGTAATTTGTTTCCATTTTTTTACTTCTCTATCTAAATACTTAATAATGATTGCTTCAATAACAACAATTATTACTAAAAAATAAACCATCTAATCATTCCCTTCTGTTTTGTTGCGCTCTGTACAGATTTATTTTTACCTCATCATCAAATCCGTGTTTAGCAATATCAATTCCCATTTCTGTTGAGATTTCAATAATCAAATCTACTTTATCCATGATTTCTTTAGTAAACGCAGAGCTATGACTAACATTCAATCTTTGTTCAATTGAATTTCTAATTCCATGCAGCATATCATGTTCTTCACGTATCCTAGAAATCTTAATTAACTTCTTTTTCATAACCTTGTCCTTCCAAATATAAATCATGGAATGTAACACCTACCGCAATAGCTGCCCAAACATCTTTAGAAACACCATAGAACCATCCTGGATTTTTCTTTGTTCCTACCGCTCCAAAACGGTCAATTAATGCCTGTCTGATATTTGAATCCTTTGCTTTCATATTCCCACAAAGATTGATTTTCTCATCTTTTCTCATGATATATGTTGGATCTTTGCCTGTATGATGGTAATAAAGCTCTGTAAATCTACCAATCCATACACAGGTATCAAACACCGTTTTTCCTGCTGGCATCCCTGTTCCATAATGTCCTATCATTTCTATAGCAAAATAATCTATGCCATCTAGAAAAAGATAATCTTCTAAAATTTTTAATAGTTCATAATTTAAAACCTTTCCAAACTTGACAGGCTTCAAATCTTTATTCAGAAGGGAATAAGCACTATACTCATTCCCTGGATCAATTGATAGAATCATAATTAATACCCATTTTTCAAACGCAAATAATTAATTTCGTTTTTAGCTTTATAAGCGTTATAGATTTCATTCCATGAGAAGCCTAGATAATTACCAATGCAAAATAAATCAACAATTCCATCACAATCATCACAAAATGTACAACAACATCTTAAATAAAGTGACAAATCAATATCATATTTAATGCATTTATCATAATCAGGAATATTGTCAATGTTTAGTTTATAATGATTAAACAAAGACATTTGAAAATGCAATGCATCCACATATTCTATAAGTGCCTTTTTTCTATCATCTTTTGCAGTGAATTTCCAATGTTTGAAATATGTTGGTAATTCATTCATCATTTCGCCTAATTCAACAAATAAAGCTATTTTAGTTTGTTCAGCAATATTTTCATTATATATATTTCCATGTTGTTTTAATATTGCAGTATCTAATTCACGCTGCATTTCTAGTAGTTCCTTTAATTGTTCTAGCATATTTGTTTCCTCTCTTCTTTTGGTTATACACCAAGCCCAATAAAAATTGGTTCAGGAGCTTCCTGTATCTCTCCATCAAGGTTTAACTGTCCTACGGCAACATCTGTAATTTCTTGTAACTTCGTTTTTACCTCACCAGTTTCTTTATCCGTTTCTTGGATATTAAACAAGGTTGTTTCAACTTTGTTTAATGGTCGTAGCTTTGATGTAGGTGTACATTCAACGATTAGTTTTCTCTTATCCTGAATTGGGGTGATTTTTATTTTTATATTTAAAATACGTGGCTTATCATCAGTATTAATATCGTTGATATTATTAATAATCTTATCTAGTTCATAATCGATATTTTTAATGATTTGTCCATTCTGAATAGACAATATACCTATTTTCGGTACCTTTTTTGATTGTGCAATATTATCCATAACAACACCTCTAACCAATTACAACAACATCATTTGCTTTGATTTCTTCTTTCAAATGTTCTTCAAGATAAGCAACAATTCTTTTCTGTGTTTCATACTTCCATTGACCGCCATCAGCTTCACGTAGGCACACAGTTCCACCTTTATTAACTCTGAACAAGAACTTAGATTCTACCTGTTCTATTTCTGCATATGTTCTAATTGGTTTCAACTTTACAATAGGCTGAATCTGATATTTCTGATTCATTGATGCACCCTTTTTAGCTGTTACTGTTTGACCTACACCATCATCATTGAACTCAACTTCCTCAACAACCCTTAATGAAGAAAGTGATTCAATGAATTTTTGTGTGTTTTCAGTTGGAATAAATGAAGTTGAAAGAAGAATAATCATTTCTTCAACTGACATGTCATATCCGATGTTTAGTCGTGGAATCATTGGGTTTGCTTCAGCAAGATAATTTCTTGATTTATCTTCACACAAAGCACTCATGACTTCGATTCTGTTGAAATCAATATTCACAACAAATGGTTTATATATCCCATACATTCCATCTAATTCAGCATCCTTTAAAGAATTTTTAATCATCTTAACTAAACCTTCTAAGCTATTAACTTCAATCGCTTTTGTTGAGGGTTTTCTCAATGCTTCAAAACCTCTTGCTGTTTGAACGTAATCAACACCTTCATGTTCAACAATTTCAGGTTTAACCTTTTCTTCTACTAACTGTTCAATTTTTTCTGCTAATTCTTTTAACATTTTTTTCTTACCTCTTACTTTCTTCTATTCTTCACAAACTACAACTGGTTTCCCCGTTGCAGCCTGTACACGTTTTTTGAAATCTACTTCATTTGAATGTCTACTTGATAAATGCAACAAATATATTGTCTTTACTCTTGATATATCAATAGATTTTAAATAATTAATCGTTGTATCTATGCTCATATGCGATTTAAACAATCTGTTTTTAAGCGCATCATCTTCAACTAATCTCACATCATAATTAGCTTCTATCATGATGTAATCTAAATCTTTAGGTGCATACTTTATCAAATATGTATCTGTTGCTAATAAAAGTCTTTCCCCAGTTTCTTTTGAATGTATGAGAAATCCAACACATGGAACATCATGTTTCATTTCTAAAGTAATAAAATTGAACGTTCCAACAGTATACAACTTATTTATTTCAATGTTTTTTGCTCTATGATGTTCGGTAACCCCTTTTGATTCAAATGTATCCTTCAAGGCATAGCAATCAACACCAGCATTCAACATGTCTTTTAATGACTTAGCATGGTCATTGTGACAATGTGTAACTAGACAAGCTGCAATCTCACTAGGAACAGTGAAATTTGTTCTTCTTTTTAAATCTTTTAATGGAAGACCACATTCAAGAAGAATTGTGGTCGTACCATCTGAAACTAAATAGGCATTTCCTTTTGATGAAGATGCGACTGGTTTAATTTTCATTACCATTCCATCCCCATTTGTTTGGACTCTGTAGTCTGTTTGTTATCAACTGGTGTATTTTCTTGTGTCTGCATTTTTGGTTGCTCTGTGCCATGATTCTGTGTCTCTGTGTGTGCTTCGTGAGGAATGTCAATAACCTGTGTAGCCTGTTCTTCATGTACCTCATACTGAACATCTTCGTACACATTAGGTTCTTTATATTCATTTGAAGTAACACGGTTAACTGTTTCAATTAGAATATCTTGATCATCACGTGTATTGATGAAATTCTTGATGCAGCGGTTGATTGCAGAACGCTTTGCCATTTCATTTAAAAATGATTTATGTGCCTTTGATTGCCCTTTTGCATTACCCATATTGAATGCATTGATAATATCTTCAAGTGTCATGATAGAAGTGTATGTTTCCACTCCCCATACTTCAGGATCAAGAATAACCCTTGCCCATGCACCAATGATATTTGCATTAATTCTCTTATCTAGTGGGCATGGTTTCGTGATTTTAATATCATCGTTTCCGTATTCATCAAGTAGCAATTCATATTCTGTATCTTTGTAGATAACATCAGAACGTACATCTTTAACACCTTTGATTCTCTTAACCATTGTCTGTTTACCAAAATATGATGGCATCAAAGTACACTGGTTTCCCATCGGTACAAAATAGCACTGATTTTTACTAGGATTTAGCCCAGCAATACACATATCCAACAGTGCATTCGCAACGGATGCATTCGTACAAGCCTGTAGTTTCTTATCGTTTTGATAGATTAGATAAGCAGCTTTCAAAGCGTTTCCTACACTATAGTTTTGAGGGAAAGCCACAGTTCCCTTTTGTTGATAAACTGATAAGGTATTAAACACTGTATCAGTGATATTCTTAGGCATAATCAAGCCTTGTTGCTCTAACTGCTGGACTGAAACTTTCATTTCATTCTTTGCATCTTTTGTCTGTACTTGTGTCATTATCTTCTACCTCCCAAAATAGCTCTAGCTAATAATTTAGAAATCAAAACATCTAATTCTTCACGATTTAAAACAGGACTTTTTAGCAGTTCACTTTGAATAAAATTGGTAGTAATTTTATTCAATTCATCAAAAACTGGCTCCATAATTTTTGATACGGATTCTAAATAATACTGATATTCTTTTTCTTTTCCAAAGGCCTTCATAAGTTCAAGCTGTACTTCGTCTTTCATAAACCCAAATGTAACACTTATACCACGACTTTCGGCATTCACATTACATGTTAGATTAAACATTTCCAATCCTTCAGGCAATTCAAAACCATCTTCAAAATTTACTTTTTTAACTTTTTCCATTCTTCATTCCTCTGCTTTCTATTCATTCACTATTCTTAAATATTCATCTGAATCTGTCACATACAGTCTAATTTGCTGTGAATTTGTTTGAAGTGTCTGATTAACTGCTTCGCAATTATCAATGAAAATCGGGGCATATGCTTTTGCATAATCACAAACCGTATTGATTACATCTAACCCTGCATTAATCTTCATCGCGTTATTCAAATCAGAGAATGAAACACCATCTACAGTGATTTCGCACACTTCATTCAGACCACCGTTAATCTGTTCTTCAAACAATTTGAAATTACATAATTCAAAATGCTTATTAATTTTTTCAGTTAGCATATTGACCTTAGTTTTTATGAATAAATCTGTTAGATACAATACCTGGTCCTTATCACTGTAATCTTTAGCAAGTTCTTTTTCTCTTGCTTCCAGTTCTGCGATACGTTTTTTCTGAACCTCTGCAAGATTAATTTTTGCCTTAATAGATTCGATTTCTGCTCTCTGCTGTTTCCATACCTGAATATCTTCATCAATGCCATCAATAACTGTCTGAACATCATTTTTTAATGCAGCAATCTCTTGTTCGATAACAACTATTTGCTTATTTACTTTGTTCGTTTTTTGTCGTTGTTCTGCTTTGAAAACATTCTGAATATCATCAATTTCTCTCTGCTTGTCGTTGATAGCTATTTGAAGAGTGTTCAACTCTTTTTTCTTCAATTCGACATCATTTGAAAGAATTGTTATTTCATCAGCACGTTTTTCATATTCTTGTTTTAGTTCAATGCCTTTTGCATTGATGCTTTCTAACTTATTGGATTTTCCAATATTAAAGCTTTCCATGAAATGACTGATTTTTTCCTGTGGAAGTAACTGTCCACATTCAGGGCAAATATTCTGTGATTCGTCATACTCCATACTATTTAACTCGATGTAACGCTGTCTTAAATCTGCACGTTGTTCTTCATTAGATTTCTGCTGTGATTCCTTGAAAGCAATATCACCAACAGTACGCTGGATTTCTCTTTCTAACGCTGTTTTCTGATTATCCAGTACATACAGTTCATCTTTCAGTTTCTTGCTGTTAGGAACTTCATTTTCAAGCAGCAGTTTCTTGTTTTGCAGTTTAATCAGTTCAGTTTCCTTTTCAGCAATAGCTCCACCACTTAATGCTGATGCTTTCTTGCTTTCAAGTTCCTGAATATGACTATTAATGAAAACAAATTTTTCTTCGTCAACCTCTCCAACCTCTTTTGGAATTGCGAGGTTTGCTTCATTGATTTTAATGGGAATAGCTTTCAATTCTTCGTTGATTGGTTTCATTTGACTTTTTAGCTGCAGTCTGTAATCATCAATAGATTTTGTTCCCAATACTCCAATCAAAGGTGCTAATTCATCATTCGAAGAAATAACTAACTCATCAGATACATTTCCGCAGATGTCAATTAACAACTTTCTTCTGTCACTCCATTTCATTTTTTCGTTGAAATACAGTGGATCAGTGATAATTTGGAAAAACTTGCTGTCAAATAACTGATTTACGATTTCCTCATACTCTTTCTTTTTCTTAGGAACATCATCAACAAAGTAATCAGTCGTGTGTCCTGTGAATGTTGCTGTTGTACTTCCTCGTTGTTTGGTGTATTTTTCTTTGTACAGCTTCATGAACTTTGTTTCAGTTCCATCTACCTCAATAATAGCTTCAACTGTGTGTTCCAAATTGTGAACATAGTTTCCTTCTGCTGTTTTTGTCTTGATGTCAAAATCAGCACTGCCTTTTGAATCTTTGTTGAAGAACAACCACATGAATGCATCGACGATAGTTGTTTTTCCTGTAGCGTTTCTTCCGTAGATGTTTGTATCAGTCAAATTAAAATTTATGTCCAGGGAAGGGATTCCCTTGAAGTTTCTTAACTTCATATTTTTCAATAAAATTTTTCTCATCTTTTTACCCTCTTTTATATATTTCTTTTCATTCTTATCATTCTTTTCATTCTTATACTGTTGTTGGAAGCATGTTGGCACTATGTTGGATGCGTGTTAGCTATCGTGTTGAATGATAAGTATAAAATGTGTTTATACACGATAAATAAAGGCTTTTCATCATGTTAGTAGCGTGTTAATTATCGTGTTGAATTTTCAATAAAAAATTATGTGAATTTTATGTGATTTTTGGATTTTTAACGTTTTTTTACGTCATTTTTCACACTTATTTTTCCAAAATCAGCTGTAAAATTTCCTTTCTGATAGCCTCTACTTTTTCAAAATTTCCCAACTTAAAAGCGACCATCATGTTATCCTGCATTGCAAATAAACTGCACTTGTTATTTGATAATTTAATCTGTTTCATGTTATTTTTCCTTTCCCTGTTCTGCTCATATGGTAGAAAGAACAGATTATTTATGTTACAATTTAATAGGCTTAGAAAAGCCGTTGAGTATTGGTACTTCGTTCAGTTGGTAGCTGCTTTGGAAGTACCTTTTTTTGTGCTTAGTCCACTGCCGTAGTATCTTTCATACCATTCAAGTGGAATATGTTTATTGTCATAGAGTTCAACTTTTCCAAATTCTTCTTCATATCTCTCTATGCATCTTTTTTTAATTTCCCTTGCCTTGTTATAACCAATATGGTTATTAGGATTACGTTGATCATGAATACGTTTAATATCCATTGCATTTACCCACTGGATAGGCATAAGTATCATCTCCTTTCTGTTTTTTTGACCTTTCCTCAAAACGTAGTAAAATTTACTTGTGGGAAAGGGGGTGAAATAGATGTGTGAATTCTTTTCTAATTTAGTTATTTCTGATGTAATCCAAATAATTGGGGTAATTGTTTCCGCTGGAGCTGTATTTTTTACATATAGGAACTTAAAAGAAATAAAGAATCAGTTCTTTCAACAAAATAAAGGAAATATAATTTTTTACATTGATGTATTCAATAAAAAAGTATTTCATTCCCTTATCATAAAAAACTTTGGAAACAGCCCTGCTCGTTTAATTAGTATTAAATTAAACCCTGATCTTGATTGGTCAAAAACTAAAGTCAGAATACCAAATGAATTTAATTTTAATAATTACAAAGATATCCTTCTTGCTCCTGGACAATATGTGATGTCTGAATTTGATTTTAGTGATTATCCTGATCAAGAATTTGAAGTAGAACTAAAATACGAAACATGTGGAAAAACATTTACCGAAAACTATAAAATAAATTTGAACTTTGCTTCTCATATGATAGAAACAAACTCTTCTATCAAAGACGAATTTGAAGCTTTAAAAGAAATTAATAAAAGTATTCAACAGCTTTCTGACAAATTTCTTTAACTGCTTCTTTAACTTTATCTTTCGGATAATTTGAATTATCAATTTTTAAAACAAGTTCTATTGAATCTTTTGAATGATAGAATTTGTTTTTTTCTTTGCAATCTTCAACAAGTCCTTCGTTGATTGAATGTTTTAACTTTATTTCTGTAGGATATACATTTTCGATTAATTTCATTAAAACTCACTCCTCTACTTTGATTGAATAACTCTAATCTGTTTTGAATAGCTTATTTACTCCTACTCCTAATCAAAATGATATAATCAATTTGAAAGGAGGTGCTACTATACAAAAAGATTTTAAAGACTTCGCAACATCTCTAACAAATGAGCAAATCGATTATATTACTGGTGTTAGTGATGAAAAACACGATAGTCTAAATGTAAAATTGTCAGACCCTGATGCTGGTACAAAAATTAGTACTTTCATTACAGCTCAAAGTTTTAAGATGAGCCTTCGTTTGCTCGAAGAGTATCATAAATGGCTTTCCAAACAGCAGTAGAAACTTGTTTTCCATCGATACATACAAAACCATTAGGCTTTTTCAAATTTGCAGATTTGGATAAAGCCTTTTTTCTTTTGTTCATTTAATCCCTCCTACTCCGTTTTGAATAATTCATCAATAGAGCCCTGAAAGTTAAGAATCTCTTTTATCTTTCTACATTCTTTAATAGAAAACTCTGATTTATCATTCAATTTGCATGATATTGTACTAATCGAAATTCCTAGCTTTTCAGCTAATTGTTCTCTAGTAATTGAGTTTTTCTTTAATTCCCTCTCGAGAATAAAATACATTTTTCCACCTTCTTTCTTTCTAATGAACTAAATATCGTTCATTACAATCACATCATAAACTTTATTACGTTTTTTGTCAATGATTTTTCGTTTATTTTTACTTAATTTCGTTTGTTCTTATTGAATTTCGTTTGTTTGTGGTGTAATATTGAGTTACAAGGAGGTAACATATGGCTATAGAAAATGAATTAAAATCACTAATAATTAATAAATCTAAAAGTATTCGTCAATTTTCTTCTGAAGTAGATATACCTGCTACTACCATTCAATCAATACTTAATAATGGTGTTGAAAATGCAGGTGTCAAAAAAATGACGAAAATATGCAATTATTTAGGGTTAGATATCGATGCTCTTGCTGATGGTTATATAAAAGAAAAAACGGTTTCAGATATTCCAATGACTGTTTCGGAGATAAATCACATAAAAAAATACCGTTCCTTATCCGACTATGATAAAGAAACGGTAAATGGATTGGTTAATAGACTGGCCAATAAACCTTCAGAGTTTGTACAGATTATGCCACCAATCATGGTTCCATTTTATGGACATATTGCAAGTGCTGGTACAGGACAGTTTGTATTTGATGATATACCACCGGAAATGATTGAGATTGAAAACTGCATGGAGAACATGCATGTAGACTTTGCTATTGGAGTAAATGGTAATAGCATGGAGCCAACATATTCAGACGGAGATACATTACTAGTTAAAAAGCAAGACTCTATAAATTTCGGGGCAATTGGAATATTCATGATTGATGGAGAAGCTTTTGTAAAAGAACTTGGAAATGGTGTTCTGATTTCTCATAACAAAGATTATGAAGATAAACCAATAGATGAAAATACAATTTGTCTTGGTAAAGTAATTGGTAAACACATCTAGGGATGTTTACATAGATAAAATTCATGGGAGGGATAAATATATGGCAGTAAACAATGAAGAAATTTTATCTTGGACATTTATGTCAAAAGCAAAACCAAGTGAAGAAATGCTATCTATTCTAATAGAAGGAGAAGAAATTTTACAATGTTACAAAACTGTAAGAGATCAAGCAGCACTAACTAACAAACGTATTATTATTTTTGACAAGCAGGGAATAACTGGTAAAAAAATTGAAATATATTCACTTCCTTTTAGATCAATTGATATGTGGTCCAGTGAAAATGCAGGAAAGCTTTTTGATATCAATGCTGAATTGGAACTTTGGACAAAAGCTGGGCATTTCAAATTAAAATTAGATCCAAAATGTGACATTCGTGAATTTGATATAATCTTATCTAAATATATTTTAAATTCGTAAAAAAATGTATTTGCTATACTACAAATATTTAATAAATAATGCTAATGCATAAGATAGCAATAACTTCTTGTAAAAGTAAGGCACTAGTTCAGAAATGAGTTAGTGCCTTGTTAATATTTATATGATATACTTTTATGGGTAGCGGTAGCAACTCTACGGAGCCTATCTGCGCAGAGACCTCTCTAGTAATAGGGAGGTTTTTGTTTTAAAAAAAGCTACTCTCGAACGAGGGTAGCTATAATATTTTCTAGATATATAATGTTATTTATTAAAAAATTTCTTTAAACAAGACTTTTTACACAAACTATAATTACTTAAAGTTAACTCCCATGACAATAAATAGGATTTGACCTTTCGAATTCAAAAGCTAAAATATGAAATGCTGCTCTACAATCATTTGATTTGTAACCTATCATCCTAAAATCTGATCCACCTACTCTAAACACATGAAGCTTTGTATCTCCAGTAATAACAATATCTTTCATTTGGTTTGTTATTGACTGCTTCATACAAGAGTATTCTATCATTTCAAATCCACCTTTTTTTCTACTTAATTTCCCAATTTCTTGCCAGGAAAGCATTGATAATTTATATAGTGAATCAAGTATATTTTTATATGCTTTTTTAGCGATCTGACCATTTTTTTCTAGATATTCAAAATTAAAATTTTTATCTGATGTTATATATTGGAAGTTAAAAAAGACACTAGATTCAGGAATCTTACAATCTTTTGATGTAGAATTTTCACTTTTTACTTTAGGTGCTTTTTTCTTACTTCTGATTTTAGCATTCGACATAATTTTCTTTAAAATATTGTTTTATACCATCAGGTTTTATAATATCATTCTGTGGTGTTTCTTTCCAAGGTGTTTCTTGATGAGTCATATTTCGCAATCCCCAAGCAGAATATTGTCCAAATTCTTCGTATACTTGTTTTAATATACTCTCAGTATCCTTATCTATCACACCTTTATAATCTTCATCATAAGGTATCCCTGTGGAACCATACTTTTTGTATTTCTGATATACTTCATTCACAACTGGACCATGTTTCCATGCAAGAATATTATCGCAAAATAACGATTTATCTCTTAAGGCTAAATAACAACCTTGAGCGTAGTATAAAAGTTTTTGTAATTTTAAGTTTGAAATATATTCAGCATCATATTCTTCCATGATACTTCTATTATAATACAAGAACCATTCAGCAATATCTAATGCACTATATTTGCTCCTTTCCATACCTATTATCCTCCTTGCTATCTTCACACATTAATATTATAGCAAAAAAACATACTTTTCTATACTTTTCTATACTTTTTCAATACTACTTGATACTTTTTATATACTATTTTATATTTATATCCCTAATAGCTGCTTTTTCTTCAAAGAAAATTCTTCTTCAGTAATCACACCAATATCTAGTAATTCCTTTAATGATTTTAATTCATTAATATAATCATATTTCTTTGGTTTTTCAAAATTTATTTCTTTTATACCTGTATCTTTATCAATAAAATCAATAATTTTTCTATCAGAATCCTTGAACATATGAGCGTAGGTTCTTCTGATTGTTTCAACAGTATCTCCCATTCTCTGAGCTATATCAAAATCAGTATATTGATCTGATTTATTATTTATCAAATACGATACATGACTGTGACGAAATCCATGTGGTGTAATTGACTTCAATGTATTTCCTTCTTTATTTGCTGCATCAATTCCACGTTCTAAATTCTTTCTTAATGTTTCAGCAGGTATAGGTCGCTTAAAACCAAAAACAAAACTGTTCGCATCGTATCCATAGAGCTTCATACAATATTCCTGCTGTTCCTTTAAAGCGTTTTTTACTATTTCTGGCATAATTATAGTCCTAATACTGTTTTGTGTCTTAGGCGAAGTAATTTCCCATGCTTTGCCTTTGATTTTATTAGTATAAGTCTTGTTAATCTGAACTGTTCCCTTTTTCAAATCAACATCTTTCCACTGTAATGCCTGCATCTCACCTTTTCGGGTCCCCATATAGTATAAGAAAACAAAGATCCGTTTCATTTCTTCATTTTTTACATACTTTAAGAATATTTCAAACTCTTCCGGTTCCCAAAATTGAATTTCTTTTTTTACTTCATCCTTAAAAGCTGATTTTCTAACCTTTTGCATTGGATTTACTACCAAGTAATCTTCATTTACGGCATATTTAAATATCTTGGAGATTGTATAATAATATTTATCCACATAAGATTTACTGTATTTCGATTCAAGTTCTTTTATAAACTTCTGAAGATAATCTTTATTAAAAAGATTTATGGATTTCTTTCCGAACTTCTTATTACATTTATCTATAATATCTTCATCAGTTCTTCGAGTTACTGCTTTTACATGTGTAGCTGCTTCTATATATTCCTTGGCCAACTCAGAAAAACACATTGTATTTTTGGCTATTTGCATATTTTGCCATTTTTTTCGGAATAGGACTTCAAATTCTTCTGCTTCATTTACAGTCTTACATTCACGTGCCAATTTCGTATAACGATAATAGGTCCCATCTTCTTTTTTTATTCTTCCTGAAATATACCACTTACTGTTCTTTTTAAATGTTGCCAC